CTTCTTATTATTCGTCGACTGTAGCTTCCCTTTCGGGTCAGATTGGCCAGCCTTTCCAATCTGATTTTTATTTTTGTTTTTATTTTTTATTTTTTTGCTCTTTTTCACAGCTCATCTTTATTTTGGATTTAGATATATCGGATACGCTTCACAGCCGACTGTTCATCTAAAAGTTTGATCCCCGTGCAGTCTGTTGACATGACCATGAACAACTGGTGATTATATTCGGGCGGCCAATGGCGTCCCGGCACTCACACTTACGAATGTCCACTTAGTACGAAACTTTTACCCTCTAGGAACAGAGGAACGTTTTAGGGAACTTCAATAAAGGTATTTTCTGGCCCATAATTTGACGGATTAAAAATCCAACCCTCAGGCAGAAACCATAGATACCATTGAAGCCTTTTAGACCCGATTGCCACTTGCGATGTGACTAAACTGCATCCGAAGACTCGCCCCAATCCATGAAGTTAAGATCATTACAATCCTCCTCAGAAATATAGGCGTGTTCTCCGTCTGTAGCTTGGGTTCCAAAATACTGAGTTTGAAATTTTGATAAATGAGAGTCCCTGGTGTGTCTCGCTCGGTGTAAAGAAATTCGTTCAACATACCGATCCTCTTGGTTATTTTGGATCGGACCCGTCTTGTTATTAGGGTTTTGTTGTAACGATGATTCAGGTGCATCATTACCATAGGGTAAATCGTCTGTATCATTGCTAATTTCTTCTTCTTCGAATTTAGAGAAGTCATAGTTCTTAGTCAAAGTTTCCTTCGCAGTTTGATCAAGGAGAATACCTCCCGGGTCAAACCAACTATGCTTGAATCTAATCCAAGGAATTGTCGGTGAGTAATTTTCCACAACCTGAAGTGCAGGAAGATAGTTCCTTATCTTGTCCTCCTTCATATGAGTCGCTGATTTATCTTTTAGAGCTTTATGGTAGAAACGTGCGTTAGCAATGTAATCAACTCGCGTAGGGGGTCCGAAGCAGAATTGTGTCGATATTAGGCATCTTGTCAGGAGCTCTTCTTGATAGTCCTCGTAAGCTTCACCTCTTCGAAGAGGACCAAATAATGGTCTCCCCTTCTCATCTGTAAAGTCTTTACTAGGCCCCCTGACAATATGGAATTTCTTGATAGCGAGTGCAGCAGACGGAGGTAATTCTGAAATCTTCTCTCGAAGAAACATTTTATCTCTGTGCGCCGAAAAATATCCTGCTACCTTCCTCTGGATGGGAGTTATCTGAAATGGTCCTACAGGTCTCATTCCGAGACCCCCAAGATCACGTCGGATAAAGAAATTCGGGTATTTACTTTTTTCTAATATCTTCACTTCTCTTCTTTTTTTGAAACGGTTATGGCTATATTTTACACGGGTAAATGAGATAGGTATAAGAGCGGTAAGCCTTGCTTTGAGCAACTTACAGCAGACCTTAACAGCATTTGGAGTAGGTGCAGCAAGACAAAGTTCCCAGAGAGCAGGAGCCTGATCCAGGGTTTCACAAGGTTCTCCCTTAGGGTTCTTACCTAAGGCAGCAGCTAATGGAACATATCTAATCTCTGTATTACTGTCCATATCAACGAATATTGAATTGATAAGGGCCCACCGAGGACTGACATAGGTCTTCTGCTCGTTTACCTCCAAACCTACAGCTTCAGCATTATATCTCCAGAAATCCCCAGATCGAGGATCATCCGAAACAAACAGAATATCATCTCCGTTTATTAATACTTTGCGAGGGTTCTTTAGCTCACCAAAATCATCTATGTCTGCCATGGTTCTCAGGTAGGTCGAAAGGTTTATAATGCACAGAAGAACAAATGAGACAGGGTGTCCCATAAACTGTCCTCTCTTTTGCTGAAAGAACTCTGTTCCTGCATGTGTTGAATTGAAAGGGTCCCGCATCGTCGGATATTTGATTAAAGCCCCACCAAAAGTGATCCTCAAAAGCTCTGCTTCAGCAGTACCCTCTAAGTCCATATTTTTGATGATCCTGTTAATACAAGTAAGCGTTGCGTCTATAGATAAATTATCGGTGGCATTTGAATAATCACCACTGAAATAAACACCGTTAGGTCCCTGAAATTTCTTTAGTTTAAGGATCCTTGATTTAACATCAGGGATCATTGTTCCAAATTTCATTTGTTTCCACCGTTGAATTAGGAACTTTTGGAAAGGTCGTAAACCTGTATAAGGTTTAGCTTCCCCAATCGTAATGCCCCTAATCTTCCCAGCTTCTTGCAGGCCCACATATTTAACAGTATTAGCAAATGTTGTATTAGAAAACTCAGGTGTTGTTTCCATCGAACTGTTCACCTTTCCGAGTGACCCAAAGCATCTGTCCCGCAATTGGAGACCGATTTCCTCGGAATCAGCTGGTCCAGTCAGCCCGATATCAACATTCATTTTATAAGCATTCTTCATCTGT